ATTCCACCGCCCATCATTTTGCCCATAGCCATTTTCTTTTTAGGTTTTATTTTGTCCATTAGAACACTCCTTTAAAGTTGTTTCCTTTTATAGCTGCACCGCCACCTCTGACCATACCGCCTTGTTTCATTTTTTTGGATTTACCCGTAGCACCTGCAATTTTATCAGCATAGGTTATTTTATCTCTAGGCTCAGCTAATGCTGCGAATTTTTTTTGTTTAGGTGTTTTAGGAATCATACCACCTTCAGCAAATCTTTTTTTACCTTTTTTATTCATTTCAATTATTTTTTTTATACCAGGATAGTCTTTTGCTTTACCGATACCAATTGCAATTTTTTTTACTTTAATTGGTTTTTTCACTTTTCCTCCTTTTTCCATTTTCTGTGGTTTTATTGGTGCAGGAGAATGCTTAGGTCTATTTAAAAGATAATATTCATAAGTGCCAGGCTTAGGTGATTTTAAACCACCTTTTTTCATTCCTTCAATTTCTTTTTTTAATTCTTCTAATCTTTTCTTTTTCTTTGCCTCGTTAGATTCTTTAGTTTTAGGTTCATCGGCTTTAGCTTTTTTCTTTGAAAAAAGACCTGCCATGCCACCACCCATCATTTTTTTCACATCTCCTCCTTTTTTAAGACCAGGTAATTTAGGTTGAGTTCTTATAGGTTTACCTTTCTTTTGTCTTTCTTCTCTTTCCTTTCGAATTTTTTCAATAATTTTTTTTATTGAATCTCCAATTGGTCTAAGCCCTTCTTTTCTTGCCATAGTAACTCCTATAAAATTCTATACTTTGTTGAATCTATTATACCACCTTGG